GGACCCTATTCCAAATACAACGATAAGAACATCGTCGTCTTGGTGCCCTAATCCGACTAAGGACACATTAACATTACCGGTGACACCAGTGGTGGTGGAACCGCTTAAAACACCTATTCGGATAATTGCCATCTAGCGGCCTCCCGAAGGCCGACCGCTATTAGGTCGGGTTATTGATTTCCCATTTCCACGCCGGAACGTCAACTGTGCCGCCTGTGTTCAGAGCCTGTGATGTGCAGGTCGTAACGAGCAACAGTTCTGTAGCCGAAGTAAGGGCAACGTGTTGCGCCGTACCATTTGCGTCGATGGTGATTCCGGTCTTCGCCGCTGTTGTGACCTTGCGACCCGAGGTATCCCCCGCCGCGAGAGTGAAGTCGCCCGTGGCCATTGCCACATCGGCCAGCGCGTAAGTAGTGACTGCCTCGGTCCGCGTCGTCGGCTGCGAAGTGCAGACCGTCATCAAGTTCGCATTGTTCTTGATGTAGTTGAGCGCTTGGTCGAGGACGGTTGCGTTTACTGATTTCGCCATTGTTCGTTACCCCACCGGCCCAGTATGGTTTTCGGGAAGAACGCTGTCCACGGAAACCTCTCCGGGGTTGGCCCTCGGCTTCACCCCCGCTTCCTTGGCTGCGTCTGCTGTTCCGTGCGGGATGATGTCCTTGACAAGCAATCCGCTCTGAACGTGAATCGTGGCCGGGTCAACATCGACCTCGCCCTGCGAATACACGTAAACCGGCTCCTCGTCGGTCTCTTCCCCCCACCCGCAAGCAGTAAAATATGGAACGGCATCGGGGTCCTCGAACCCCAACGGCGTATTGGGCACGAAAGTGTGGCGTCCGTGCTTCGCCACCGCGTTGAATTTGAAGACCCTGACGGTCATCGGTTTAAACTCCCTCTCTAACCTATCAAACAAGCAGCCACAGTAGCTGTCACCTGAGGCGTAGTGCCTTCAATATCATAACGAACTCTCCAAGAATTGGGAAGTACGTCATTGACCGACACATTCGCCACCGCCGCCAATCCGGGGAAGATGGGCAATACAGTTGTACCTATGGCCGTAAGAGCCGCTGACTGGAGAATTGTGTAATATTTCCCGGAAACCGGGTCAAGACCCTCAACAATCACAGTAAGTGAGGGGGTTGTTCCGGAAATAGCAGTAATATCGACGACAATCTTAGCCCCTCTCCCTATGGGGTTTGAAAGATTCGCGGATTGTCCATCAACTGCCGCGTTGGTTAGGGAAAGTACGCTTATGTCTCTATTCGGCATTACAGCCTCGCCTGTTTGTTCCTGTGAACCGTAACAGCAGGGGAATCGTTCTACAAGAAGAGTAGGGACGAAATCAGTCGGTAAAGCGCCATTGCTATAGACACGAGGACACCGCAAATCAACACGAAGAGAGCGAAGCCTACGACTGTCAAGGTGAAGAGGTCACGGGGACACAGGATTCCTTGGTCCCAGTTTGCCGGAGTATGAGCGGGGTTATCCTTTCTGAACTCCATGATGACATCACCTTCCGTCACGGCCCAATAATTATAAACTTGTCTTCGTGCTTTGAGAAGTCCATACGTAGGTTAATTAGCATACACAGTCCCCGACTGTAATAATATTCCCGGATATTCTCTCGGATACAGAGAAGGTGTCCCGGCTTGAACCCCGGTGGTTCGTTTTTGGGGTGGGGTAGTACCGAAGCGGTGTGCAAGGAAAGCGACGAGTTGAGTCCAAGGGCTTGACAGAAGGTCCCGGCTGTGATATAAGGGGGAATCGAAGGGAGAAGACGAAATGACGCCACGGACGAGAACGAGAGAAGAAACGCTTTGGGGCCAAAGGTTCCTGACGCTTGGTCGGCTTTACCCCGACGCGTCAGTTAAGGAACTCTTCGATGCGGCGGATATCGCCATGACGAAGGGATATGTCGAAGCGCGGCGGTTCCTCCGCGAAGAGTGTGGCCTTGCCGACTGACCCTCGACCTGACGGGCCGAACCCCGACCCATCTAGCCGGAGGCCAGAGAACCGGGACTTGACAACAAACCCGGCCTGTGGTAAACCGGAGACGAGGCAATCAAGCCTCANNAAGCGCCGTGGCTCGGTCATCCCGGACGAGTACCGGTACAAGTACGGCGCGGACCAGAACTGCGGCGACGACATCGCCACACGCCTGACCCTCGCCGTTACCACCGAAGACGGGGTGGACCTCGACAAGTGCCGCGAAATCGCAGCAGCGAACGGCATCGAGGACCGGCTCGATCGGTGGCTCGCCAAGGACCTGAACCCCGGCATGGTTCGGATGAACCTTGGCAACGTCCTGCGGGGTCTCGCCCGCAAGGAACAGGAGGTCCGCATCTAAGACCTTCGACCGGAGGGTGGTTGGGTTCCCCTGCTCGACCACCCCGAGGACCGGAGGCCAGAAACCCCGGAACACAGGAGAAGACGAAATGACCAAAGACCTCTTGACCCTAGCACTAGGCGGGTTCGCCGGACTGTTCGCCGGACTTGCCCTCGCCGCTAGCCAAGCCGCAGAGCACGAAGTGAAGGCCGAACTGACAGGCTCGGTCCTCGTGGGTTCGCAATGCGAAGCCGCACCGGCTGGCTCACTGGTCATCATGGCCGAAGAGGACGGATGGGGCGCACCGTGCAAGGAAATCGCCCGGCGCGTCGTGTCCATCGAACTCGACGGAGGACCCGATGCTTAGTATCGACCCCAACCAGTGGGCGCACAAGAACCCCGCAGCGATCGAAACCGAGAGGCGGAAGTCGCAGGAACACCACGCACAGGAAGCCTACCGGTTCCTGATGCTGGCGGCATTCGCCAAGGAGAACCACAGCTTCGGTGAGGCGGTGGCGCTCGAACGACAGGCCGAAAAGCACCGCATCTTGGCCCTTAGCTGAGAAGCGGTCCTCCGGGGACGCTGGACACGGCGTCCCCGGTGTGTTACAATCACAAGACAGTAGGGAGACGACAGCATGGCTCTGCACCTCTTCGACAAGCCCGACCCCGGACCCTCGTTGGACGAACTGCTAGAGGGGTTCTGGGACGGCAAAGAGCAGCGCTTCACCGAACCGACCAGGAAACGCGTATGGGTCCTTGAAACCATCTACCTCGAAGAGCGGGGAGACGACGCGTTCTTCTACCAAGTGTTCGAATCCAAGGAGGCCGCGTTGTGGTCTTACTGGTACGAACAGGTGGAGCAGGTCTACGATTGGGAACCTGACGATTGGGGCGACCTTACGCCGACCGGGTGGATGGCCGAAACCCTCACCGAGTTGCAGAACCTCAGAGACGACGAACTCCACCAAGACTTCGACATCGTGTATCGCTTGCGCGAACTGGAGGTTCTGTGACCAAGAAGAAACAGCGTTGGTTCGACAAGCTGGAGAGCGACCCACTCGACCTCTATCGGGACGCAGCCAAAGGGGCGTTCCTTGCCCTAGTGGCCGCGCTCCTGTGGATTGCTGCTATCGTAGGGCTGGCGGCGGTGTTTCTAACGGGACCCGCCGACCCGCCTCCTTCTAACCCCACTTGAACATGGTGCGGTGCATCCACGCGTCCTTAGCGATTTCGTCGTAAGGGCGACCGAGGAAGTGCCGGTCCCAAAGGTTCGACTGCTCCGCCATTAGCGCTTCACGCTTCTCAGAACCCAAGAAATCACGCGACAGCGAACCCTGAATCTCAACGATTCGGGAGGCTGCTTCCAGCTTCGACATTTCTGCTCCACGGGTCATGGGTCATGTCGCCTAAAACGTGCTGGGTCCTTAGTAGTTCCACGGCTCCTTTACCACAGACGCGACAGGAGGTCAAGAGCAAGCGGAGAGCAATTCTAAAGCCGTGGCTGTCTCCGGTGCGCGGGGAGGGCATCTGGCTAGGTGGCCAGCTACTAGGGTAGCAGGACAGGTCGTCAGGCCGTCCCGTGGGGCCACGGCGGGACCCGGAGACCCCGCCGCGACACCGGCACAGGCTAGCGGGGACGAGGCGAAGCGGGGACCCACACCACCCGGTCAGGATTCGACCCGGCGCGGTCCAGAACACCGGACTCGACCGAACGCAGATTCTCACGATTCGCGGGAATCGGGGCACCGTAAGCATAAGAAACACCACGGCACGAGGACTCGAAAATCCGAATCATTCGTCTTCTCCTGCTGCATTAGCCCGAGCACTTTAGCACAGTCGCTCGCTGCTGTCAAGTCGAAACGATTTGAGGTTCTGATTCGCCGGAGAACCCGAACAATTGAGAACCATTCGCATTCATGAGCGAGTAGGCGAGGCGGCGGGAATACAGGGACGAAGGGTCACAGGTTCTATTACAGGAAGACCAGACTAGGACCTACATTCTAATTGCACAGAGGGACCCACATACCGATTCCTATATTAATTACTGGTCAGAACTGCGACTGAGTATGTAGTGGGACTATGTAGCATGAGGGGTGGTCCACTACATAGTCCCGGCTGGACGAGTGACGATAGAGAGCCAAGAACGAGGGGTTTCTGGTCAGCTGGACCAGCGCTCCGAGGTCGTCTCGTGGTGACGGGACAACGAGAGTGGACACCGGGGAAGCCACCTCTCCGGTCCAGAATTACAGGATTGGTTTTTAAAAAATATTTTTTAATTTTTAGAGAGTGGTCCAGAGTCCCGGAATTGGTCGGTGTCCCCGTGTCTCTGCCGCCTCACACACTCGTGACTATGTAGTGGACCAGCCGCAGTCCTACATAGTCCCCGAGCCTCTCCTCTCTACATATGTTAGCGAACGGGCCATGAACGACAGCCGATTTGTGTCCCTGAGAACCCACTACCTAGACGCCGCCGCGACCCCGTGCTACCATGTACATATCACCTGACAGGAATACGGACATGCTCAAACAATCAGGTACACGTGTTCTAGACCAAGTGGTGTTGATAAAGAAAGGGTCAATTGAATTCCTACAGCCAGAGTTCTCGCAAACCATTACCGACTTGTGGGAGAAGATAGCGGCTTCGGTGTGGATGCGAAACGATGCCGTGGCCGCGTATCTGTACAGGGAAAGGAAGCTGGCTGATTACGTAGTGAAGTTTCAAAAATCACGATAACTCAAGGAGGGACCCAGTGTATTGGGTACAACGAAAACTCCGGGAGGGGACCCAAGAATACGGGCCGTTCGAATCGGAGTCACAGGCAGCCGATAAATTCGACCAGCTTGTCCCCGAAATCCTGCACAAATGGGACAAAGATACGGCGGTGATGTACGTTCTAAAAATTGAAGGCGAGCAGATTACTGTTCTACATCAACGCTATTTCCCATTCACCCCGTACAAAGTCCCCACGCCGATGGAGGATGCGAACCGCCGACGCGCTGCCAAACTTCGAGGGAGGACCCGTGCTAAAGGGTAGTTCGCTTTAAATGACCAGTGCTAGTCATTATTCTCCACTCGTTCTCCGCTACGCCTTGACCCATACCCGCGCATGTGGTAGGGTGGAGGGGTCTTAGGAGGAGATTTGATATGACCACATGGCACCTAATGGGCTTCCGGATTGCCGACATCGGCCACCCGGAGGATGAATCAATTTCGATTCATGACCCGGTTACGGGTAAGAAATTCATCCTCGCAGATACAGGTAATGGTGGGGCAACTGCCTATCAGCTTCTTGACCCCATCTACGAGGAAGAAGACAATTATGGCGAGTTCGGATATCACGCCTCGCGGCAGGAGGGTATCTATGCCGCCATTGCTTGGCATTTCAAGCGGAGATTGCGTTCAATCGCTGATATGACCGACGACTGCGTGGAGAATCCGCGTCATCGTCCTGTGTGGGATGGTGAGATGCATGAAAATGACACCGCGCACGGAGGGTCATGGAGATGACCGACAAAATTAACCTCGCCCGGACCGCATTGCGAGAACTGGCGGCGGATGACAAACCCGGCCAATCCATCCGACCCCGGAATGGACGTTACTATAGTTGTGAAAGACGGACCCACTTGCCCGCGCTGCGGAGGCGTCGAAGTTCTGCAAGGGGGACCCGTTCGACCCTTCAAGATTGATATGGGGCAGGGGTGGGAGTCGAACTGCACCGCTTGTAGTATCTGGTTCATCGACGACCGGATTACCGAGGAAAATGGAGTGCGGGTATGAACAGCGACACGGGATGCGTTCTTGTAATAACGGTCTTTTTGATTTGCATGACGCTAATCCTCGACACCATTATTCAAGTGACATGGGGGTGTTCATGACCATTTACCCGCCACCCGGCCAATCCGAGGCGTGGTATCGCGGATGGAAATGGGCATGGGATTGGGACGACGACCGATGTTGTGACTATGCAGCCGTGGTCGATTACGGTTACGAAGTTGATGGACCTGAATTTGAGGAGTATGAGAAGGGGATTGATTTCGCCCAACTCCACTCGGAATATGACCACAGAAACAAAGCGGCGGAGAGACCAAATGACCCATCGTTATGAAGAAGGTGACCACGGAACGGTGGATATTCACATACCCTTCGATACGAACTTGGCCTTGGTGACGGGACCATCAGATTCGGGGCCAGAGTTATGGGCCGGAGGAGCAGTATGCGACAATGGTTGCTGCCACGCTGTGGCCATTGGAATGTTTTTCCCAACCTTTGCAGCCGGGGTAAAGATATCCCTTGAGGATGCCGACCGGCTCGCTGACCACATCAAGCAAGAAGTCCTTAAGATTCGGGCGAAGATAGAAACTGTGCAATAAGGAGAAACCGATGCCACGGAAAGCTAGCGATGTGAAGGTCCGCGAACGTCCGAAGCGCAACGCTTCATACGACACTCTAATTAAGATTGTCGACGACCTACAATCGGACCTCTCCGTAATGATTCGAGACCGGGAGGAAACTCACCCCCGCCTTGCCAAGCTTGAGGCGGAACTCGATTCATGGAAGGATTCCACAAAACAGTGGAAGAGTGAGGCGGAGAGGCTCGAGAAGGCGCTTGCTCAGGAACGCTCCGACTCCAATTCCCTGCGCGACCGGCTGATGCAAGCCGAGCGCCTCGTGGAGCGCCTCGTGGAGCGCCACCGTGGGTATATCGAGGGGTTGGAGGACGCCCAACCGCCACCCATGGTGCCCCTGACACGCGACCCCGCTTACACAGATTGGCGCGGGGTTGACCACACCCCGATGGATTATCCAACTGATTCATACGGGAACCGAAATTTCGAGCGCCGGGACCGGAGGGAATGGTGGCATCGATAGCTAGATTCTTCCGCCGCTTTAATCCTTGG